ATCGTCAGACACAATATCATCAGAAAGCGGTGTCTTCGAAGGCATAACCATGGGTTCGTTCTCCTACACCCTCAAGTGTAAACTTCAGCCACTCAATTGTCTCACTCGTATTGGCACGGAGGGGGCGATATCAGCCGCAACTTGTGTGCGGGATTGCCGGAAGCTTTCGGCGTCGCGCGACATGATCGTGACGTTGACGGTGGGCGCTGCACCTTGGCCCTGACCATAGCCAGCAGCTTGCCTGCGCGACAGAACCCGCTCGCCGCGTTGCAAGATTGCGGGCACCTCGTCAGGCTTCAAACCGGCCCAGCCTCCGGAGTGCATACGCGGGGCACCGGCGAAAGCCATGGTAGGGACCATCCGGCTGCTACCCGCCATGCCAACTGTGCCGCCTGAATGCAGGATGTTCGCAAACAGTCCGCCCGCGCCGCCAAACGCGCCCGACAAGGCATCGGCGATAGGGCCGAGGATGAAGCGCCGCGCGGCCAATTTGGCCAGATCAGCAATCATCGAAGTGACGAGGCCGCTGAAGTCCAGCTTGCCGGTTTTTACGAAGTCGCCCACGGCATTCTCGGCGCTCTGGAACGCCCCGACCAGCGTCTGGCCGATATCGCCACCGATGTCGCGGGCCTTGGTGGCATAGTCAGCAAGAGCAGCCGTAACCGCGCCCCAGCCAGTGGCAGCTTGGTCCGCACCCTCGGCGGCGGCTGTCCCGGCTGCGCGCGCGGCAGCACCAGCGCCACCCGCAGCGGCGGCTGTGCCATCCAGTTCGAGACCAAGCGCATCCGCCGAGGTGGCAGCATCAGCAAGGGCTGTTTCCGCCTCGGTTCCAGCGCTGGTCATCGCGTCGCGCAGCGCCTGCCAGCTTGTCAAAGGACGGTTGGCAGCATCCGCCAGCATGCCTGCCGCCTCGCGGTAGCCGTCGGCCCGGGCGCTGGCATCGTCGGCCGCCGCGCCAAGTCCCAGATCAGGCGTATCGACGTAAGTTCGCCCCAGTGCCGCCGAGAACGCATCGGCTGCGGCAGCACCGGCTGCTTCGGCCGCCCCCGCGAAAGGGTTATCGATCCCGCCAAGTGCCACCGGGTCCAAGGTCCCGATCTGCACGCCGCCTTCACGCGTTGCCCATTCAGGGAGCAGGTCCAGCGCTGCGTTCAGCGTCGTAATGAAGCCATTGATCCGGGTGACAACGCCGTTCAGCATCGACTCCACACCGCTGATCAGCCCGTTTGCAGCCTGAAACGCGAAGTCGCTAATGGCACCGGGGAGCCTCCCCCAGATCGCCTTCATCGCATCGAATGCGCCCTGAAACACCGCCACCGAGCGATCGCCAAAGCTGAACACGCCGGTGATGGCACCGTCCAGCGCCGTCAGCGCGGTGGCTTTCATCCCCTCCCAGCCCGCCGCCATCCGCGCCAGGGCGGTATCCACCGCGAGACCAATCCGGCCCCACACCTCGGAGGCAAGGTCGGAGAGCAAACCCATGGCGTTACCAAAGCCACCGGCACCGGCCATAAGTCGTGTGAACTGATAGACCAACTCGCCCGCGCCGACGATCAGCGCGCCGATGCCTGTCCGGATCAGCGCGCCGCGTAGGAAGACGAGGGCTGTGGCGAGCCCGCGTACCGAGAGCGCGGCTACAGCCATTCCGGCGACCCAGCGACCTGCCATCATGGCGGCAAAGGTCGCGGCGTAGGTGGTGAGGCGTCCGATGTTGTCGAACAGCGCCGTGATCGCGATGCCGACCGGGCCGGTCGTGCGCGCAACGCTGGCCAGCGCATTTGCGACCGCTTCCAGGGCTGGGGCCGCCGCGACCGCCAGCTGGTTCGACACACCGCGCCAGATCAACCCAAGCCGGGAGATCGCGTCATTGGTCCGCTCGATCTGATCGGCGTCCTGCTCGGAGACAACCACGCCGAAGGCAAGGACATCCTCTGTCGCCTGCCGCAGCGTCGCCGTGTCGATCCGGCTCATAGCAATAGAGCCTTCCTCGCCAAAAAGCTGCCCCGCAACGGCGGCACGTGCGGCAGCGGGAACGAAATCTTCAATGGCCGCGTTGATCGCACCAACGCGCTGATCCAGAGGAAGGGCGATCAGGTCGGCGGCCGACAAGCCCAACCGGTCAAGTGCATCGGCGGCTGGCCCGGTCCCGGCCGCCGCCTGGCTCAGCCGCCGCGTCAGATCCTTCGTGGCCTGCTCGATCCCGGACATGGAGACACCGGCCAGTTCACCCGCGCGCTCCAGCGTCTGGATCGAAGCCACTGTCGTACCGAGCGACTGCGCCAGTTTGGCCTGCGCATCCACCGTTTGCAGGCCGGAACCGACCATTGCAGCACCCGCTGCGGCCAGTGCCGCGATGGCCGCAGCCGCAGCAAGGGTCGCACGACCGGCAAATGCAGCGACGCGCGCGTTCGCGAGGTCCATCTCACGCGACAGTCGCCCGAACCCCCGCGCGCCTGCCTCACCCACACCCTCCAGCTCGGCGCGCACTTGTCGGCCGCCCTCGGCGACGAGGCGGACGGAGACGCGTTTTTCAGCCATCACGGCTTCCTTCCATCTGTTCGTTTACTTTGCGCACCATCACAGCCTCGATCTCGGGCAGCAGTTCGGCGGCGATCAGGGTGTCGATGCCCAGCGCCTGTGCGAGGGCCAAGGCCGCGCCCATGTCCCAGCCGAGCACAGCGCCGGGGATCACCCGCAGCTGCCCGCCAAGGCGACCGACCAGATCCCAGACCTGCCAGCCGTCCTGTGTTTGCGGCCGGTTCAGCCTTGCCGGGCAGTCCGGGCAGCGCCCTTCGCACGCCGCGCAATACCTGTCGCCCCCGCCGAAGGACCAATCGGCAAGGGCGCGGAGACGTTTTTTTCTGCGTCCAGGATCAGCCCGCGCGCGACGTATTGGGTCTGGAACGCCTCAAAGACCGGCCAGATCTCCAGAAGGGCGTCGATACCATCGGGTGTGACCGGCAGCAGATTGCCAGCGTCATCACCGATACCCTCCCAATCAAGCACAGCGCGGCGGGCGACGGATTTCGCCATTGCAAGCGCCAGTTCCTCGGTCGTGGCGGTATCCGGCATGGCCTCGATGGCGGGATCGGCGCGGGCCGACACCATCAGCGCGGTGGTGAGCGGGGAGACGAGCAGGCGCAGGCCTGGAGCGAGGTCCAGCCATTCAGGGGTGGCGGTCAGGTTCAATCGAATCATGATCAGTATCCTGTAAGAGTGTTGATAAGGACGGCGGTGCACATGTGGGCGGGACTGGTAGCTTTCGCCGCCTGCCAGTCAAAGCTGGCCTGCACGCCTTGAGGCCCGGCGATCTCGATGCGCGGGCGCGGCAGATAGACGGCGTGGGCAGTGAAAGTGAAACTGGCGTTGGCTCCGAGGCTGTAATTGAACTCCAGCTCGCAGGGGCTGCCGTCGATGGCTTGCGTCACCAGCGTGGTGTCAGAAAACCGCACCTCGATCCGACCGGTGAGTGCGGCCATGGTCGGGTCCGCCCCATCAATGCGCCCATCACCCCGGATGGTTTCGATGCGGTCGAGGTTGTTGGAATAGGTGATCTCGGCGGAGACCACGTTGCCCAGCGCCGTGCCATTGCGTTTGACCGTACCGTTGAAATGGCCGAAGCGTTGCAGAGCCAACGCGGTGGGTGTGCCAGCGGCAGTCGTGGCAGCGATGGTTTCGCCTTGGGCGATAAGACGGGCCGTCGCTTTCAGCAGGCCAGAGCGCTGCATCTGCCAGGACAGTTGATCCAGCACACAGCCGGAATACATCGCAAAGCGAGGCACCTCGGGCATCGCTGTCTCGATCGACATACTCGGCAGCGTCCAGTTGCCTGACTGAAACGTGTGGGTCTTGGGCGTCGTGCCAGACGTGGTGGGCTGTCCGAACGCGGCCTTCAGCCAGAAGCCGAAGGCCTCAACATCGATGGGGATCACGACCTCGCCGTCGGCGGTCACCGCGTCCTTGATAGGGGCGAGCGGATCGCGGCCATAGCCCAGCAGTTCGGATTCCAGCAGCGGCTGTTCCGCCCCGAGCGTCGCCCGGGCGAAGGGCATCAGCCGGAACCCACTCACCGGCGGGGTGCCATAAACCGTCTCAAAGCCAAGCGCCATCTGCGCCCGGGCGCCTTGCGCTCGTGCCATATCGTTCTCCTAATTGTCGGGGTTTCAGGCCAGCGGGCCTGTGGTGGTGTAGTGCAAAACGACGGTGATCACCGCGGCTTTCAGGGTGACTGCGCCCTCAACCGGCAGATCAACCGAAGCTGGGGCTTCCGCCTCGATCCAGTCGCAGAGGCCGCCGAGGGTGCGGTCGGCTTCAAGCGCGGTGCCGATGGCGGCGATCAGGTTGTCGAAGGTACTGGCCCTGCCATTCGGGGCTTGGACGACAACCTCCAACTCTGCCCGGTGCTCATAGTGATAGCGCAGCGGCGACAGCGTGACCTCCGGCTCACCGGGTTGGCCGTCGCGCAGGATGATCAGCCCCGCAGGCGGGATGCGTTCGGGGAGAACCTCGTCACGCAAGGTGAGGGCGGCAAGCGGCTGCAGCCGCGCGTGCAGGGCTGCGAGGATGGTTTCGCGGGTGGTGGGCATGGGGTAATATTGTCCATCCATATCAAGGTAAGCAGATCGCCATGTCCCGAATCAAACTCTCGATGCCACTCCCGCCTGAGCTAACGGATTGGCTGGGCGATGTGTTTCCGGCCTGGCTTCAACTGCCGCAAGAAGCCTTTTACAAAATGATCCCGTTCAACGCGGCTGAATCCCCAATCCAAATTCAATATTCAGAACACGCCGCAGAAATTGGCCGATCCCATGTTTTTGCAAATCTGAATGTGTTCCTGACCCTTATTTCTGAGGGGTGGGTTTGTGTGGATCCTGATTCCACCCTGACCTCTGATAGCCTTGAACTGCTTTTACAGGCGACGCATTGGCCGAATTATGACTATGAGCTGATCAAGGGAGTTTCACGGCCTCTCCACGAAGGTATCATCGGCCCCTTGGACTTCTTGAAAGCACTCGCCTTCGAATGCGACCTGATCCAGATTGAAGAGGGTCGCATCGACATTTGTGACAACGGGCTTCGCATCCTTATGAACCAGACCGATGTTGCCCTTGTGCGGCGTGTATTCGAGGCGATTTTTTCCAAAGTGAATCCACGCACCCTAACAAAACTGGCGCATCCTTGGGTGCAAGAACAGAGTGGCGTTATGCTCTGGGCGCTGTCGATCACGGCAGACAAGCCTCGCAGTGCAAAAGAACTGACCAGGTATTGTTTTGTTCCCCCAAAGCAGTTTTTCGATCACCGACTGAGCACGCTCGACATTTACATGCGTTCCGTTTTTCTGGCCCCGCTTACTTGGCTTGGTTTGCTGGAAACGCAAACCGTCGAAGCAAGCGATGCGAATGTTCAGGGTTTGTTGTACAAGAAAACAGCCCTGTTCGATCAGTTCATCCAGTTTAATTTTGAACGTTTGCAGCCAGTGGAACGCGCAAACTAAATTCATGTTCTCAAGCGTTCATAAATAATCTGGCGGCAGTCAGAGCCTTTGACTGCCCCAATTCGCCACAATCAACCTCGGCACGCCGTCCACTGCACGCTCTGCGTCCCGCGCCAGGTCGAGCCGCTTGCGCAGCTTGACCTGCGGCACCAGCAGGAAGATTGGTACGGTCGCCAACCCGCGCCCGGTCTTGGATCTGCTCGCCACCGCGCGGCCTTTCGAATTCAGCCGCCCCTCGGCCACCAGCAGGCTCGGCCCACGGCGCCGATAGATGAACCGCAAGCGCAATCCGGTGCGGCGTTCCCATTCGCCCGGCGTTATGCGACCGCCTTTGCTGCTCTTCCCTGCAGCGGGCGTCGGGATAGCCAGCCAAAACCCGTCCTTGGACCGTATCAGCGGGCCGGTGTCATGCGCGCCGATGATGACCGGGGCGTTCGACCAGACCAGCGCTGCCGCGTTCAGGCTGTCGCCGGATTTGGGGAAACTGGCGAGGCGGATGGAGTTGCCCAGTCGGGTGCCAAGCCCCGCGCCGGTGATTTGGCCGCGCCAGGCAGATTTCAGGGAGGTGCCCGCCTCGCGCATGGCGGCGGATACTGCCTTTTCGCCAGCCGCGATTTCGGCCTGCATCAGGGCGGCGATGTCCGGATCGAACGCGATCCTGAGCCTCATGTTGGCCTCAGGTCCAGCGACCAGATCAGGCGTTCGCGGTCGCGCACTGGCTCACCCTGTATGGTGAAGCTGTCGGTCCCGATCACGATCAGATCGCCGGGGCGGGGATCGGGCAGGTCTGCGACGCGGACGTCCACCATCATGGTATCGCTGACAAACCGCCCAGCGCCGAATTCGGTGATCCGGTCAGGGGCGCGGCGGATGACGCGGATTGGTCGTTCCTCTGAGGTGTTGGCGGAAATCCAGACAGCGGCCGCCGCCATGGACGGGTTGGCATAGATCCGGTCCATGGCGGCGGCGAAGGCGTTCATCGGAGGTGCCCGTCAGTTCGAGGTATGAATGCGGATCGCGATGCGCGGCCGCTTGTTCACTGGCAGGATCGAGGCCTCGGTCATCAGGTCGATCCAGCGCCCCTTTTCGTCGAGGTGCTGGCGGGCATAGAGTGGCAGGCCCATGGTGTTGGCCGCCTCCAGCAGGTTGGCCGGGCCGCCATAGGTGGTAAAGGTGTCCATGGTCCCCAGCGGGAAGGCGATGCCCTCGCTGGCGGGGACCAAGCGTTCGGTCGCTTTGGTGGAAAGCGTGACGGTGCCCGAGTATTCTTCAAACACGATGCCCGCGAAGGGGAAGTTCCGGCGCACATCCTGACGGAGGGGCTGAGCACCGGTGGCCGCGTAGAACTTGTAGGCCTCTTCCGTTTTCGGATGCGCTATCAGCTTGTCGAAGAACTCGCGGCTGACGAGGGCATGCACATCCGACATGCTTTCGCCCAGCAGGTTGTCCTCCATCGACCGCAAGACCTCGCGTACCTTGCCCTGCACGTTGGTGCCAGCCGTGCCCAAGACAAAATCCACCGAAATTTGTGCGAGACCAAACTCGGTGAAGTAGTTATAGAGCGTAGTGCCCGCACCGTCCTTCACGATGCCGCGCAGGGCATTCATCTCCATGTATTCGCGGGTCTGGGCATGCTTGCGCCGCATCAACTGCAGCTTGCGGTTCATCACCTCGACCAGAGGGTCGGCCCCATCGAAGACGCCCAGCGCGGGTTGGCCTTGAATGTCGCCGGGCAGAATGACGTCATCATGCGGGATCCACGGCAGGGCGAAGCTGCGCATCGACCGCCCCTCGCGGGTGCCGACTGTGGCCGGGCCGCCGAGCGGGACCGAGGGCAGCAGGTTCAGCACACCCTCGTATTGCTCGATGATCACAGACCGCTGGCTGACGCCCTCGAAACGGAACAGGCCGATCTGGCCAAGGCGGGTGTAAAGGTTGGGCAGGATATTGATGGCCTGCGTCATCTCGGCCAGCGAATAGCCGCCAGCGTCAAAGGGATTGCGGACAAGGGTCATAGGATGCTCCGGGGGATGAAGGGGATGTGAGGTCAGACGCCGTCGCGGGCGATAATGCCGACAGCGGCAAGCTGGCCGAGTTTGGTGGTGATCTTCGCGCCGTCATCGACGGTGGCGTCGTAGACCAGACCTGCGCGCGACACGATTGAAGGACCACGCGCGACCACGATGCCTGTGGCATCCGCCAGAGTGGCATCAACGGCATAAAGCAGCACGGCGCTGGCGATCTGGGCGCCATCAGTGCCACCGCTGGTCGCCAGCTTATATTTGCCATTGACCGTGATGCGCCCGAGGACCGAGCCGACCGGATAGGGCATGCCGATCAACAGGGTGATGACTTCGCGGGTGTAGTTTGGGTTGACCTCATATTTGAGGACATCGCCCATGCTGGGCTTTTCCGTCAGGACGGGCATTGGTCAGTCTCCATGTTTTGGGGTGGGGGAAACGAGCGCTAGGTCAGCGCTTGGCGTCAGTCGCAGCCTTCTTCGCTGCGGCAATGATCGGGCTGTCTTTTGCCGCGGCTGCGGCTGGGGCGGTCGCGATGATGCCTGCCGCATCGCTCCGGGCGGCAAGATCGGCCAGAATCCGGGCCCGCAGGGCGTCAGGTTTGAGGCCCTTGGTGACGGCATCAGCGGCGTCGATGGTCACGCCGAGCCGGGCTGCCTGCGCGCAAACCTGCGCCACCTCGGCCGCCTCGGCGCGAATGGCGTCGGCGGTCATTGTCGAGGGCGCTGCATTTGCAGCAGCCGGAGCTTCTGGAACAGCCTCGACTGGCGGTGTTGCAATGGGTGCCGTCGTGTCGGTGGAAATTTCAGGAGTGGTGGTCATCTGTGGGCCCTTTCTGCTTGGGGAAGTTGTGCCGCGAGGCGCGGCGGCGAAGGCGTGGAAAGCGGTGACAGGATCGGCGAGATCGTCGGCCAGACCGTCAGTGATGGCATCCGCACCGCGGAACACGGCAGCTTCGGTGGCCAGTGCGGCCGCTTGGCTGAGACGATCTCCGCGACCGGCGGCGACGGTTTCCGCGAAGAGAAAGCGGACAACCTCCAATTCGCGCTGCATCTGGTTGTGCACCGCTTCGGGCAGGGGCTTATACGGGTTCGCGTCGATCTTGTGCGTGCCAGCATGGATCAGCGTGACGGCGATCCCTTTCTGATCCAGAGCGCCGCTCATATCCGTGTGCAACGCCACGACACCAATGCTACCGACAGCGCCGGTGCGGGGCAGAATGATCCGGTCGGCCTGAGAGGCCAGGACGTAACCAGCGGACAGGGCATGTTCGGCCACAAACGCCTGCACTGGCTTCTGCACCCGCGCTGCCCGGATGCGATCCGCCAGATCAAAAGCCCCAGCGACTTCGCCGCCGAAACTGTCGATGTCCAGCGCGATGCCCCGCACGCCGGGATCGGCGACGGCCGCCTGAAGCTGGGCCGCGATCCCCTCGTAGGAGGTCAGGCCAGAAGATTGCCCGATCCATGCACCCCGGTGCACAAGTGTACCCGCGATTTCGATCACGGCAATGCCATCCACCACCGCGTAGGGCTGGCTTCCATTTCGCTGATGGCGCTGCGCAAGGTCATTGCCGAACAGAGACGCCCGGGTGGGGATGGCGGCCGCTGCCTGATCCAAAGCGTCGACCTCCAGCCCTTGGAAGGTGATCTCCTGCCCGGCGATGCGCGGCCCAAGCCCGGACAAAAATGCCAGCGCCTTGGCCGGGTCCACCATCAAGGGCGTGTTGAAGGCGCGCTGGGCGACTTGCGCGTGGTGCATCATGCGCCCTCCTTGGGGTCGGGTTTTTCATCGCCAGTGTCGTCGGCCTCGCCGTCATCTTCGGCGTTGGGATCCTCATCCGTCTTGCCGCCTTCGCCTGGCCCCTGCGCCGGGGATCCCGGCCGCCGGAAGTCGAGGCCCAGCGCCAATTCGCGTTTGCGCTCTGCAGCGATTTCCCGATCCACCTGCTCGGCGTCGTATCCCCGCTCCGCCAACGCTTGGGTGCGCGATTTTAGACCCGCTTCGATCTGCAGGATTTCGGCCGAGGCGTCCTTCATCGGGTCGATCCAGTCCCATTTGGTCGGGAGCCAGGCGCAGGTCTGGTATTGGCGCCGCTGGCTCTCATAGCCCGGCAGGTCCAGCGCGCCCGACAGGACTGCGGTGTCCATCCAGCGCACCCAGACCGCCCGGCAAAGCTGATAGACCAGCACGCCATGCTGCCAGGCCGATATGCGGCGCCGAAATTCGATCAGGCTGATCCGCGTGTTGGAGAAGTTGCCCTTGGCGGTGTCGCCGGTCAGGTAGCCATAGGGCACGCCCAGCGCCGCCGCGATCTGCAGCAGGGTGCGATACTGGAATGGCTCGTAGGTGCCGCCCGAGTCTGGCGTGGCTGGGGTCGACACATCCTCGCCCGGATCGAGCCGCACCACTTGCCCGGGTTCGACCTCGAGATCTTCCTCGGTCGGTTCCAGCGGCGTTTCCGGGGCAGGCGAAGTGATGAACATCGCGAACATCGCCGCGATTTTCTTCCGCTCCAGCTCGGCATCGTCATAGAGGTCGAGGGTGAACAGCTTGACGATGGCGGCTGCAAAGCGCGACACGCCGCGCAGCTGGCCCGCTTCGACCGGGTCCAGCACGTGGATCACATCTGCGGCGGGCACCCGTATCGTTTCCCCAAGCAGCCCCGGGTCGGTCAGATCGCCCGGGTGGCGGCGCAGGAAGTGATAGGCCACGCGGCGGCCGATGCCGTCAAACTCGATGCCTTGGCGGATCAGCCCTGCGCCCGGTAGGGTCCGGTTCATGTCTAGAGGCAGCATTTCGGCGGGCAGCATCTGCAATTGGAGGGGAACGGTCAGACCGTCCTCCGCGCGGCGGGGCCGGATCCGGATGAAGACCTCACCAGATAGGAACACCTCGCGCGCCGCCCGGCGCTGCAGCCCGTAGAAGTCCGTCAGACCTTCGGCATCCGCATCATCCGTCCAAGCGAGCCACAGCGCCTGCAGCTCTTCTTTCTTTTCGGCATCGGCAATGGTGGACGAAGGCTTGATCCCATCGCCGACCACGTTGCTGGCGAAGCTTTCCACGGCATATGCGGCATAACCGTTGTTCCGGACCAGCCAGCGGGCGCGGGCGGTGATCGTGTCGCCGGAAGCCGCGATCAGCGTGTTCACATGGGCGCGGCTGGCCCGGAAACCCCGAAGCCGCCGGTGGGCCTGCGCTGCGTCAAACCCGCCGATGATCGAGCCAATGCGCTGGCGAAAGGCCTCGAACGCCATGGATCACAGACCCTTTGAGGCGACGGTGCCCCAGCGCCGACGGCGAGGAGCGCCGGTGGTAGCGGTGGCAATGCGGCTTTCCAGATCACTGATCGCATTCGCCAGTTCCGCATCTGAGCCATAGTTGATCGACTTGCCATCGTAACTGACTGTCAACGGCAGAGTAAAAGTGAGCCAAAAGGCAGCGCAAAATGTTGCCACTTTGGGGTTGGGATAATCAGCGTATAGACGAGC